TCTATTAAAAATAAAATTATGTACTCTTTTTAAAATCTATATTACCTTATAGCATATAACATATAGCCATATGGATATGGTATATATATTAAGTATCTCTAAAAGTATTAATTATAATAGCCATAAAAAAGAGTACATAATCTCTAAAAACTTTTGAAAATCTAAAAAATTATAAAACTCTATTAAAAATAAAATTATGTACTCTTTTTTTTAGTATTTAATATTTAACATTCTATAATTTCTAAAAAATGATATGATAATATGGTGAGGTATATTATCACACATAGTATAAAATGGAATACAACAAAATTTATAGTGAAAATAAACCTATTCAGTTAGGTCTTTGCTGCTTAAATATTGAACTTCGCGAATGTTGCCCGACGGTGTTTTCATCGCGTAGTGTTATATTAAAAACACTATTAACAAAAGGAATAGAGCATTTACAAGATAAAATAATAGAAAACCTCCAAGATGTTTTAATAATGATGGATTGGAACGAAGCAAATGGTATCAAAGTATTTAGATTATCAAGTGAATTATTCCCACATATATCTAATCCTAAAGCTCCAAAATATAACTTAGATTTTGCGAAAGATTTATTAAAAAAAATAGGTGAAAAATCTAAGTTATATAATCAGCGCCTGACATTTCACCCAGGACACTTTAATTGTCTAGGAAGTCCAAATAAAAATGTAATTGATAATACTATAAATGATTTAGATTATCATGCTAATGTTTTAGAACTCATGGAATTGGGTGAAGATTCTGTTATGGTAATACATGGAGGTGGAATATATGGTGATAAAGATAAAACTATTGAGAGGTGGTGTGATAATTATAATAAATTACCGATACATATTAAAAAACGTCTGGTATTAGAAAATTGCGAAAGAAATTTTTCAATAGAAGATTGTCTAAAAGTTTCGGAAAAAGTCAATATTCCTGTTGTATTTGATACTCATCATTATGATTGTTATAATATAATACATCCATATGAAATATTTGATATACCTTCTAACTATATTCCTAAAATATTAGAAACCTGGAAAAAAAGAAACATTAAACCTAAATTCCATGTTAGCGAACAAGGTAAAGGTAAATGCGGGCATCATAGTGACTATATAGAAAAAATACCAGAATATTTATTAGAAATACCAGATAAATATAATATACATATTGATATTATGATAGAAGCTAAAATGAAGGAAAAAGCAATATTCAAATTATATGACAAATATCCTTATTTATCATGTATAAAAAATGTGTGATAATATTAAATGATATCACATATAATAACCGCTTTTATTTTTGGATTAAATCCTATAATATACAAAATATTACAAAATATTACAAAATTACAAAATTAATAACATCAGTATTATATTTATTATAATATTATTAAGTTTTTTTATTAGCATACCATATTTATTATATAACAATAATTATGAGATAATTATAAATGATATTAATAATATCAAAAAAAACAATGATTTTTCAATAATCACATTATTATTTATATTTGTTACATTATTTTATTTAATTTGCCAATATAATTACATAGCTTCTTTAAATAGTAGCGAATATAAAACGGCAATAAGTGTTGTAATTATATCATGTTATCCAATAATAACTCTAATATTGTCTTATTTATTATTCAATGAGATAATAACTTTAAAACAATTTATAGGGATAATAATTGTTTTTATAGGATTATTCTTATTATTATAAAAAATGTTGCTTATATATATATAGAAAAAAAATGAATAAAATTGAAAACAATATTTTACTATCTAAAACATCAATATACGAATCGGTTAATCGTACTATTTTCACCGCCGTAGGAGTAGTGTTAGCATTATTAGCAAGCACAAATACTAATTTATATACTAATGAAAGTTATAAACAATTTATTAAAATGATTGCTTTGGCAATATTATTATTAGTAATTATATACAGCGTTTTCAATGTTACGGATTATAAGAATTTCATAGACAGATTTAATGTTTCAGAAAGCAGCGTTCATAATATGTATACAGAAGGAAATATAATAATTCAATATATTTTCGTAGTATTACTCGCATTCATTTTCATAACTAATATTATGCTAATGGTTTAATATATTATTTTTTTTTAAAATATAAATAAAAAACATTATTATATAAAAATATTACACCCTTTATTGGTTGATGTAGATATTCCCACCATAATAGTAAATCCTCACAAAGGCATTTATAATTATAAATGTCATAAATATGTATATCAATAATAATATTTTGAGAGCATTTATAATGAAAGAATCCAACAAAGCTATAAACTCATTTTCGGCACGACGCATCATAATGTATTGCTCCATAATTTCTCATATAAAATATTTTAAAATCAATTTTTATTCTAAATAGTAATATTTATGATTTCCATAGTTATCGCTAATATCTTCTTTAGGGTTTAATAATATTTTAAGTTCTTCATAATTACTCTCTTTTTTAGAGTGAAAGATATTAAGTATATAATTATAAATATCATCAAAGAAAGATAAACACTTCATATTTAATATATATATGAAATAAAAAAGAGTACATAATTGCGAAAATAATAGAAAAAATATAAAATTGTTAAAATTATAAAAAAATATTGATTATGTACTCTTTTTTTCTATAAAGAAAAAATAAATAAAATATGTAATTCTTGTACCCCCGATGGGACTCGAACCCACAATCTTTCGATTAGAAGTCGAACGCGTTATCCAATTACGCCACGAGGGTACAAAAATATAAAAAAATGATAATATGATTTTAGTTTCTTCAATTATATAAAAGAAAATAGTTTTTAACTATTAAACGCATTGAAAGAAATTAAAGATGACCGAATATATCATTCCAGATAATAATAGAATAATTGCGGGTGTAGATGAAGTTGCGAGGGGAACTTTTATTGGACCTGTTGTAGCAGCATGTGTTGTTTTGCCTAAAACATTTCCAGACGAAACATATAAAATGATAAAAGATTCAAAGAAACTATCGGAAAAAAAGAGAGATATATTAGCAAAATATATTAAAGAGAATTGTATTACTTATGGGATCGGTGAAGTGTCGAATGGCGAAATAGATAATATTAACATATTAAATGCTACTATTAAAGCAATGCACCGAGCTATTGGCGAAGCATATAAAAAAAGTCCATTTGATTATTTATATATTGACGGACCTAATTTTAAACCATATACACCTCCCGGAGAAGATAGTGAATTTATTGAATATGAATGTGTTCCCAAAGGAGATTCTAAATATCTTGCTATAGCCGCTGCTTCAATATTGGCAAAAGACTATCATACAAAATATATTAACGAACTCGTAAAGAGCGACGAAATCTTATTATTATATGATATTAATAAAAATAAAGGATATGGTACAAAATCACACCATGAAGCCATATATAAATATGGATTGACTAAATATCATAGAAAAACATTTGGGATTTGTAAAAGTTTTTAAGAAAAAGTAGCTATTATCTATTTTACAATAAACTTTTATATTCATCATTTTTTTCATAGCAATCTAATTTACTCCATGAAATACCACATACTTTAGATAATTCACATTTCAACTTATCGCCTTTATCTTGTTCTAATTCATCTAATATTCCCGGATATATTTGATTACATATTAAAGGATATTTTTCCCATTCTCTACCCTCGCTATTACTATCAATATTACTATATAGACCTTGATTGAAAGCTATATTCTTATTTGCTTCATCTGGCTCTTTCCAGCTATTTTTATACATCCCAGCTATTTGTGCGTATTTTTTTAACTGATCGCTCGCTGGTTTTACTTCACCATCATATGTGATATACTTAGTATTATCTTTATTATCTCCTACTTTATATAAATATTCATTATTATTTTCGTTGTTTTTGATATATTTAAATTCACTTTCAGCTTTATCACTATTTTTATATAAATAATTATTCATTTTTAGAATATCATTTGGTTCACCGAAAACAAATTTGTCAGGTTTACATTTATATTCTAAGGCTTGTGAATCTTCAGTGATTTTAGTAGCTTCATCATTATTAATAATATAAGAAATACTATTATTAGTTGATAAGCCCGCGGTACCTGCCGTACAACCGGTACTATTAATATTATTATATTCTTTAATATTTTTATAAATATGTTTTTTTTCAGCTGGGGTTACTTGTTCTAATTTCCAGTAATCCGGACATATTGGTATCGGCTCTAATTTAGAAAGTATTTTACGAGGTTTTAAAGCAAATATAGAGAATACAAGATAAAGTATTATTAATATTGCTCCTAATACGTATGTTACAACGGCGGGTAAAAACTTCTCATATATATAAGTTTTCCCCCAATCAGTAAAAAACACTACCGATAATAATGCTAATGCCGATAACCCATATATAAAACATACCATCCATGTCCCTTTGTATAAATTTGTTTTCTCCTCTTTGAATAATTTTAACTCTTTATCTGTAGGTACAAATTTTAATTTTGTTTCAGGGTCAAGACCTAAGCTTTCTTCGTCATATCCCCAAGCAGTATCTGAATAACTACCCATTTATTAATTTTTATTATCTATTCTTCTATAATATTATATTATTTAATTAAATTTTTGTTACATCAAGATTTTTTAATCCTTTTCCAGAAGGTAGCACAGATCTTTCAAGAGGTACGGGCATAGTGCTGATGTCTCTTATATATCTTTGCGTTTGTTTAATATTAGATATTATTTCTGGGACACACCAATCAATTACTCTTGTATTTAAATCCAATACCTGTTCTTTGATATTATTTGGTAAATTCTTTGAATATTGAAAATAAATAGAACGCATTACTATTTTCAACTCATCATCTTTTTGTCTTCCAATATTAAATTGTCCGTTTGTTTCGTTTAATATTTTATTGCGAATCCCTTTTTGTAATAAATTTATATTTTCAATAGAAAAAAAGACCTTGGATACTTCAGTACAATTAATATTGCGAGATATTATGTTAGTTTGATATTCTGTGGCATTTTCTATAGCTTTTTTAATATTATAATTATTACCATTATTATTAATCGCGTCTATGCGACCATTCGCATTAAAAGCATTTATAGGCTGATTGTAACAACTGCTATCTAAATTATAATATTCCATTCTACTAATTATATATAATTATTTTCATTTTATATAGTAGTAATTATGTATAAAGAGAAAAGTTGTATAAAAGTAAAGTTTTGTGCGGTAGAAATATTAAAACATATAGAAAAAAATAAAAAGGTGAATATAAAAGATAAAGATAAAATAATTGAAGAATTATCTAATTATATAGATAAGATATTATTTAATATCGTGGCTATAGCTGCGTTAATATCACTTAAAGCAGGTGTTAAAAAAATATTACAAGAGCATATGATGTATATAGATAAATATATTAATAAATTATGTAATGTATCTATTAATAGTAAAAGCAATAAAAAAGGTAAAATATCAATGAAGGGTGGCGCATTCAATACGGCTGCTTTCTTTGGTGTTAATGAACCTAATTACTCAGAAACTAACTTAACAAATGATGTTATGAATGTTGATTTTGTAAATAATATTGCGAGACCGGCATTAAATATATCTGTAAAATTAACTGGTGGTGGTAGAGGTGGAATGATAAAATTAAATAGCTGTAAAAAGGTAACTAAACAATTGAAAAATAAAATTATATCGGTTTTTAAATATTTTAAAATTAATATTGATAAAAATGTTCCAGCAATAATGTCTGAAAAATTAGAATTAATATTGGATAAAATAATAATAAAAATTATAAAAATAAAGGATAGTGAAATAAATATTCATAATTTTAAAAAAATAATTTCCAATACTAAAATATTAAAAAAATGATGATATATAAAAATAATTTAGATACAAAGTATTAAATGCCTATAATAACGATAGATGGTAATATTGGTTGCTGTAAAACAAGTATATTAAATTATTTTCATAAAAATTATAAAACGGCGATTGATATAGAACCTGTAGATAATTGGACGGAATATCTTAAAAATATGTATGATACCGATAATAGTACTTATAATTTTCAAATAAAAGTTTGGATGGATAGATGTTGGATACAAGAAAAATCAAATGTAATAGTATTAATGGAGAGGAGCCCGTATTTTATTAAAAACGTATTTGTTGAAAAAGCTCATGAAGATAAAAGTATTAGTACCGACGAATATAATAATTTACATAAACTTCATAAAACAACTGATGATTTGTGGAACCCAAATGCCTATATATATTTGCGGTCGTGTCCTAATATGTGTTTTAATAGAATTAAAAGGAGAGGTAGGGAATCTGAAAAAAATATTAAATTAGAGCATATCCAGCGTATACACGAATTACATGAGATAAATTATAAAAAAGCCCTTGAAGAAAATAAAAATATAATAGTAATTGATATTGAAAATAAAACAATATCGGATATTTGTAGCGAAATTATATCAAATAATATATATACGGAGATAGTAACTCAATTATATAACTATTGAGAAATACCTTTTATAATTGGCTGAGATGTTCCTACAAAGCAACTATAATATAGTCTTTCTTGATTTTTATATTCTATAGTTGGTGTAGATGTGTGAATTAATTTGCGATTATTAAATAATAATAAATCATTTTTATCCCATTTAATATCAACTATATTTTGCGGAGTAAATACATATTTTGTCATTATTTCTCTATATAAATCAAAACTATCATCACATGTTAATTTATCAAACTTATTAAATCTAAATGGTGATAGCATAAGAGCTTTCCTTCTTTTTTCGCGATTTGAATATACTATTAAAGGTGTTCTCGTCAAAGTTGTAGTACCTTTATAATCAAAATCATTATTTAATACGCGATTTATACCAGTATAATCAAAATAAGAATTCATCATATCATTACGAGTATTAGTATAAATAACATTATATTTACTTAATTTTTTCTTCATATAAAATTCCATGCTATCATAAGCGTCTTCCATGCTAGCAAATAGTGTGTTACCTCCTGTTTTTGGCGTTTTAATCATATAGATTGAGGCAACAACGGGTGGAAGTTCAGTTCCGTGCCCTACTATATCTTGATGCCATACAAGAGTATTTTTAAATGGGTCGCTGTACTTTAAAGTAACATTTTTAATTCCATACATATCTTTAATATGCGCCTCTCCTCTTAAAGATACTTGAGGAACAGAATCAATTTGCGAATATTTAAAAGGGTGTATTACTTTGTCATTTGATTTATCATCAAACGACTTACAAAAATCATAGAAAACATTAGGTTCTATATTTTGATTTTTAAATAATAACATTGGTACTGAATTAAATAATATTTTTAAATCATTTTTATCATTATCTGTTAATTTATTAATATTGATATGTTTAATAACAGCCAAGTTTTTTTTAAAAGTTGGAAAAGATATATGATAGCAATGATAGCAATTAGAAAATGCCAATACATTTATAGCAAATAGTAGCAGAGATTTCATATTCTTATGTTTCATTATTATTTAATTAAATATGAATATAATATAATCAATTTTTAATAATAAACTCCTTCAGATATAACTAAACCTTTCCCACATTCTAATTCGGGATAAATATTGGTATTATCATTTGCGACAGCAAACACATAATTTATAATTGAATTAGATAGTAATTTTGAAGAATGTTCTGGTATACACGAAGGAATATTTGGAATACAATATATATTAGCGTTTTTATATTTTATTATGGGGTTTTCCAGTGTAGTCGGTTCTGATAATTCAGTTATACCTCCTTGATCTATTGCTATATCCATAATAATAGTTTCCTTAATAATACAATCTAACATATCTTTTGATATCAATTTGTCGGATTTAAGACCTGTATTATATATTGAACCAATTATAATTCGTGAATTTTTTGCCAAAAAATCAATATTTTCATTATTATACTCATATATATTTACATTATATTTTTTCTTTAACTCGAGTAATTTATCATAATTTTTATCTAATAAACATATATTAGTAAATCCAGAATTAATAGCTATCATCATTGAAGCTAATCCTGCGTTTCCAGCACCAAATATAGATATACGTATGGCATAGTCATATATTTCGTTTCTAAATATAAAATTAACAGCTTCGAGCATAGATTTTTCACCTGCTATTTTTGACATTTGAGATAATATAGGATAGTTGTAATTTCCTTTATTATCTGTTATTTTGATATTTTCATAAGCATAACATTTGGCACCACTATTTATCATTGCTTCTGTTAAATCATTGTTGCTGGCAAAATGAAAAAACGTCATAATTTTATGATTATTTTTAATAAATTTATATTCTTCTTTCTGGGGCTCTTTAACCTTTACTATAATATTAGATTTATCATATAAATCTTCTATAGTATCACATATAATAGCACCTGATTTAATATATTCTTCATCGCTAAATAATGCTTCATTGCCAGCTCCCGATTGAATATATACATTTAAATTATTATTAGTTAATAATAATACATCTTGTGGTATTAATGAAACGCGTTTTTCGTTTAACTTTAATTCTTTAGGAATCCCTATAATATTTTTCATAGTTCTAAAATATTAAAAATAAATAATTATTTGTTATTATTCGCACTTATCTAATTAAATATTAATTATTTAATAGAGGTTCTTCGCATTTTATTTTTTCAATAGAATCCCTTATAAATTGCTTATTTGCTCCTGAAAAAGAAACAAGTTCGCTATTATTTTTAAAAAATTTAAAATGCGGAATTGATTGGATGTTGTATATATCTGATATATCACAACCATCTTCAATATCTACCTTTATAAATTTAATGTCGGTGTTTTTTTCAGCTTGCTCACAAATAAAAGGGAAAATATCTTTACAAGGATTACAAAATCCTGCCGAAAACATAACTGCTACATATTGATCGTTTTGAATTATATTATTAAATTCTTGTAAATTATTGACAAATAAAACAGACATTCTTATCTATATAATTATAAATTATTTATTTATTGTAAATTATCGCATATATAAAAAATTGATAATATTTATAATTAAAATTATAATTGAAAATTAGGAATGTCTAAGAAAGTTGTTAATTTTGCTGAAGTTAAATCTGTTAATGAAAAGTATAAAAAATATGAACTTTTAGAGCATATTTTAGCATTACCAGATACATATATCGGCTCTATAGAACCACAGAAAATCAATAG